GCCAGAACCGCCAGTTGGTTGCACCGTGACAAAAGTCAAGTCTGCATCGGCAGGGCTGTCAATCTCGATAACAATACTGTTTCCAGACAGTCCCTTCCACCCGGCTGCAACGTCGATTTTGGTTGTTCCGTCGGTGGCAAACAAGGGCATGCCGATGACCGCATTGATTGCAGCAGTAGCAGCAGTGCAAAAAGTAGCAACGGTGTCGCCAGTCGTAACGGTGACGGACGCCTCAATGTTTCCGACTTTGATGACATACGTCTGCGATCCGCTGATTGTACCAGTGGGAGTGATTGAGCCAGCCGAAGCTACTCCGGGCGAAGGCTGCGCCAGCGGATAGATGGTAACAGGGATATCACCCACTCCATCGCCATTCGGAGGCAGCAGCATCAGCGCCGCGCCGTAAAGCTCCGACGTGTAGCCGTATGTTTCGCCAACTTCACGCGCTGAAAATACCCGTTTTTTCGTGGTGCTGTAGGTCGTGGCTGTTGCGCCATGACCCAAAACAGCGATTCGGCAAGGGCGATATTTCGTGCCAGCCGCTCCCGTGTTCTCGTATTTTTGCTTTATTGCCAGCCCTCTCGCCGCGCGATCAGGTGCAAAAGCCGTTGAAACTGTCATTCTGTTTTTCTCCTCTCGCTATTCTGGTTCCGGCGTATAGTCGAAATCCATTTCGGCGATGATTTCCCCGTCGCTCGCGTGACGGATTTGAAGGTTTATAAACTCGATCATGTTCTCATCCATGAGGTCAGTGGTCTCCAGATGGTCCACCTCAAGAGAAATGCGCACACCGCGCACCCGCTGAACACCGGGCGAACCATTCGGAATCAAAAAAGCATCAACAGAACGCACCCAACGACGCGAAACAATCCCCCGGCCAAAACCGAGATATTTATTGTCATCGTGCATCAGGATATTTCGCACCATGCGCGCAGCCGCTTGAGCCTCGCGCGCTGCGAACTCATCGCCGGACGTGTGCCCCAATGTCGTCGATGCGCTTTGAGCATAGGCGAAACAATCCACAGTTATCATACTGGTTACAAACTGCCGGTCTGATACGTTGGATTTAGATTTGTCAAACTCACTGCCATCGTACCAGACATTCACGATAGGACCCATGTCCGCAGATGATGTCAGATAGCTGTCAAACGGGTTCGTGCGCTCGATAAAGACGCGGAGCTTGTAAGGAGTAGGGTCTTCGTCTTCGTCCTCTGCTAGGCCTTGCTGACGCGCTGATTCGTTCACCAGTAGCAACGCCACCTTGTCACGTATCAGTTCGAAATTGTCCTTTTTTGCCATCATAGGGATACTCATTTTGTGTACTCCTCCAAAAACAAAACAGTCAGACCGATGCCAGCGTCAGGATTTGCAGAAGTTACCTTAAACACTCCATGCTTTCCATTGATGTCATCAATCTCGACAATCCAAGGCTTAGAATCAGACTCTGCAACGCCCTTGATTTCTCCAAAACCAGCTATATTCAGGTCGTGAATCATCGGTGAGACAGTCGCCTGTCTACCGGTCACAATCTCATCAGTGCCCGGGTCAATGGAAAGGTGAATATCATTGGCCCATCCCAAAAAACTGACAGTCACTCCGCCGGGGGACGTAATCGTAAACGGCCACGAACCCCCATGCGTATCGTGCATGATGTCAATCAAATCAGAATGGGCCAACGATCGTAAGTTCATCTTTTTACCACGGAGCCCTTGTTGATGAGGTCATTCAAAACCACTTCGCCGCCCTTGAAAAACTCCGCCTTTACTTCCACCCCCGGCCCGAGAACACCTTTTCTGGATGTGATTGCGATGCCATCTGCAACCATGTACTCGACCGCTTTTACAGTCTCAACAACGGCATCAATGGCTTTAATCTCAGCCTCGGTGACAACAGTGGACTCCACAGCTTTTTTTACCGGTTGTTCGCTATGTTTCGCTTTTTTACTCATACCATCACCCCTTAAATCTGGGTATCGAGACACGCAAAGCCGTCGATTTCCGTGGGAATCAACAGGGGGCGCGAACCGAAACCAACGTTGAGAACCGAACCATCAGGCGAAATCCATGCATTCATCTGCATGTCCATTCCAGCGGCGGCATTCTGGATACGACCGGGGATGAACTTGGCGGCTCTGCCGTCGTTTCCAAACGTGGGGATTCCGCCGAAGGTCGCATTGAAGCGAGCATCGGAAAGGATAATCACTTTGTCGTCTGGAACATATTTCGTCATGGTCCCGGTCTGTGGGTGTTTGTATTTTCCGTTGTAGGTCCACACTTCCAGCCAGTAACCACCTGAGAAAATGCGCCCTACCATCATGCCTCCGCGCGTCGCATCAACGTTCTGGGGCATAATCTGTCCGAGCTTGGATTCCATGGAATCGAAGCGCTTCTGAAAAGATGTGATAGCCAGAGCTGCCTCAAGAGAACCAGCACCCATGATGACCTTTACAGCCGCTTTCGAGGCATCATCGCTGATGAGGTCGCAACCATTGAGGATGTCACTCGTCGGGTCAGCCGCGCCGCTCCACGCAACGTGCGAATTGAAAAAGTGAGTTACTTTTGCGCCGAAGTTCTCAGCGAAAACAACGTTCCCGCCGCTGTCCACAAGGCTGATTGCTCCGGTGGTCAGAATCTGACTCGCCTGAAGCTCCATGCCGCGCCGGATTTTGTTCTCCAAAATTCGGGCACTGCGGAGAGTTTTGGCAACTGCGTTCTGCTGAAAATTGGGGTCATCATAATCGGTCTTGCCGATTTGACGATCCATCAGAGTCAGAGCGTGAAAGGCTTCCCCTTCGAGATACGCGGGCGGGGTGGTCTTTTTCATGGTGAATCCAGTTGTCTGGTTCGTCTTGTAGCCGTCTGCCAGATTGGCAACTGGAACAGCCACGTCCTCACCCTGTAGCTGGATGTCTACTTCGATGTCCTGCGAATTGTGATAGCTCGTGTTTTTGGTGAACAGCCCCGTCAGAAACATCGGGGCGGGCGTCTCTTGAATGTACGCATCAAGCAATTTTTTCGTGGTCATCTCTTACCCCTCAGTTGCTGTAGACAGAAAGATCTGTCCCGGTTACGGCCACAATGGCGCTGTTTTTGTGCAGTTTGTCCAGCACGAGAACATCCAGAGCGGTGGCGTCGTCGTGTTTGACGAGTTTGTTTTTTGCGAGTTTTCCGCCCTTGATGACAGAAAGTTGTTTGTTACCGGCTCCGGTCCAAACGACTTCGATGGGCATTACTGCCACTGGCTCGGCAGTTCCATCCCCACCACCGGAAACATAAACGGTAAGTTTTTTGGTGGCAGTGTTACGGGCAAGCAGGGTGCCTTTTTTTACCGTTCCGCTCTGGCCTGTGCCAGCAACAGGAGCATCCCACGTGAGGGCACCAGTACCAGCCGCTGCGACAAGCGCAGAACCAGAACCAGTCGAGTCAGTTGTGATTTTGACCTGCCCACCTGCCACGCCCACGGATGCCCCTTTAATCTGGCTGTTCATCTGCGCTGCAACACCGGCAGCGGTCGTGGTGGCACCGGCGAAAAGCACGGTATACGCCGTGCCGTCAACGGTGATGATGGATGTTTTACCATCCTGATCGGCTACCGGGTAGACAGTGGTGTCAGTGATGGTTGCGGCGGTCCCGGCAAGGGACATGCTCACGGTCTCGACGTCTTGAGCGGTCTCGCTCAGGATAAGGCCGTCTGCGAGTGTTTGCGTGATTTCCATTTATTACCTCCACTCAATTGTTACGCCGGGGTGCGCAGCGGCGATCTCGGCAGAAAGTTTCTCGTTCTCTTCTTTGGGAGTCAGAGCAGCAACCTGAACCGGTGTAGCAACGGCTACGGGTGCAGGTGTCTCTTCTCCACGGGCGGCAATCGACCGGTTGCGAATTTCAGCGCCCATGTGCTTGGCTCTGATGGTGTCGGTCAGTCCGTCGCCTGATTTGATTGCGGCATGGGCTGTCTCGGTATCACCCGAAGCCTCTGCCAGTGTCAGATGTGCATCAACGCGGTCTCTCTCGGCTTTCACACCAGCGGAGAAAACAGCGGCATACACGTCCCCGTGTTCTGCTTTCAGTTTTTCAATATCCATGGCTTTTCCTCTCATGTTTGCCGCCGGTGTTTTTCCTGCGGGTTGTTTCGTTTTTTTCGTTTCGATGTCATCAATCATGCCCTGCGCCAACGCCGTGCGGGCCGTCATAACCGCGCCCTGTCCGTAATTGGCGTTGATGTTCTCCACGGTGGTTCCCCTGCCCTCTGCTATGCGGTCCGCAAGAACTCCATAAACATCATCAAGCATGGCCCTCACAACGCCTTGCCCGTCCTCTGTTCCCATATTTGGCATCTTCTTCGGGCTAGAAGTGTTGCTTATTCCTTCTCTGGTTTTACCTCCCATAGGTATAGCCACACCAACGGACCCAACCATATTCAGCTCGTTCTTGGCTGTTATTTTTCCGGTCTGCGAAATCAGCATGTAGGCCGCGCTTGCCGCCGTACCAGTAACTACAGATTCTGTCTTCAATGGCGTTGTTGCAATAGCCTCCATGGCGTCATACATCCCATTTGTAGAACCTCCGGGGCTATTTGCAATGAAAACAATTCGCTCGGCGCCCTTCGACTCTGCATCTGAAATCTGTGCGATTATGTCACTGTATGCAGTGTGCTCAATCCCGAACATATCAGCGATAGGGTCTCTGTTCTGTACCAGCATGCCTTTGATGTCAATCCGTGCAGTGCTGCCGTCAAAACTGACTGGCGACGGGCCAGAAACTGACATTCCCATAACCGCTTGCATTTGCTCCGCTGTAATGGTCTCATAGAGCGCTTCAATGCGCTCAACTTCTTGCTGTATCATCAACCATTTCATTGATGGATGTCTCCATTTCCAATATCCGCGCCGACAGCGCATCAATCCCGGTAGTCCTCAACGCGCGGGCAACCGGCTCGGCTCCATATTTTTGCTCTGCATCCATTATCGGCTGTGCAGCGTCCATTTTCATCTGATTTTCGCGCTTGATTCGCCGGATGTTTTTGCTAAATTTTGTGCCAGTAAGCTCCCGGCTTGCCCGCTCGTTATCAATCCAACCCTGCGCATTCAAGTCCGCGTATCCCCGCACCAGTTTTGACAGGTCAACAGATGGCTTAATGGCTCCTGACCAATCAATCATTGTCCATGCGCGCCGCTTGTCGTACTGCCGAGCGTCTTTAAACGCCTCCAAATACCCCGGTGCGTCAATTTTATTGAGCAAAAGTTCGGACAAAAACCACTCCTGAAAAACATGGTCATTGTTTTCTGACCCGAACCGCGTGCGCTCTTTTCCAAGAAGCATTTTCCACTCGTTGATTGCCGCTTGCGATGCGCTGTAATTTTTCTCAAATGACAGCTGCATGATTTCGGGTGGCATTTCCAACGCCCACGCCAGCCCCTGTAAAATAGCAGCCTCGAACGGTCCAAAATTAACATCGGTTCCGCCGGTGGAGTATGGTGTTGGCTTCTCACCCTGCTGCAACCGCTGCATATAAACGCCAGGCAGCATCTCGGTAAAGGACACCGGCAAGCTGCCTTCGGCCTGTCCGGTGACGGACGTCACACGCTTGGCAGCGCCACTCTGCAACGGTATAGAACCGGGCTTCGAATCCGTCCGCTCAATAAATCCGGCAATCATCGAATTGATGACCGCCTTACGCTGTGCGCTTCCCCTGAATTTCTCAATCTCTTTCAGCGGCTGAATGGCAATCGACAACAGGGGCTCACCGCGCACCGCATCTTCGCGACGGTCAAGCCCGTAGACCATCCATGCCTGAATGCGTCCGGTCTTCTCACCACGGCAAGCAATGCGCTGAAACCTGTCTGCCCCGGTTCTTGCCGCTCCGAGGTCCACATGATACGCCACATGACGCCCGTTTTCGTCCAGCTCCACACCGTCAACAATCAGGGCGTTGGATATGGATGGCATCGGCGTCTGTATTTTGTCACCGGGTATAATCTGCAACTGTGGCAGCTTAGACAAGGGGTCTTGCCGACAAATCACAACGCAGTCTCCACCCACGAGGGCCTCGGTGTAAACCTGTCTCTGCAACGCCCCGAACGTCCGCATTCCCTTGATGTCCACAATGGCAGGGGTGTCGGCGTAAAGAGCGAATCGATTCTCAAGATTCTCTGACCAATCAATGAGGCTGTCTTCTTCGAGCCCGAGAATTGATTCCTCTGGTATGGATTCGGCAGAGAGTCCGACGTTGATGACATTCGTCACGAACCGGCGAACAATCCCACGGGCATAAGAGTTTTTCAGGAACAGTCCAGCGCTGCGACTCCGCAACGCCCAATAGTCCAGCGAATCAACCTCTTCAAGCAGATTGCCAAGTCCACCGGCGAACATCTCGCCATTGTAAATAGGTGGAGTCAAAAACTGACCAGCAACAACCTCAACTTCTCGTTTTGCCCACGGCCAACGCATCAAAACCCCGGCACAACAATGGTCGATACGGTACCCGACAACATTGCGTCAAAATAATCCAGTTGCGAATACAGGGTTTCAAGCAGCGATTGCACCGATGGTATGTCCTTCTGAGAGACAGTTTCTGTAGTCTGCCCGGTGTTTATCGAATATGATTTGTTTTTGTTCGATGCCAGTGCAAGCAGACAATCCTCATAAGCGATTATCAGCGCCTTAGTGCGGTCAATTCTTGTCTGCACAAATTCAGCATCCATATGCCAGTGATATACCGTTTTAGCAAAAAAATCAAATCACCGTTTTTTTCACGCGGTCAGCCGGTAAAACATCTGCCCTTCCTCGCAAATAGTCCAGAATCTGTCCCAGTCAATGACTTCGTCTTGAAAATGTTGAATACATACATTATATGCCACGATGTCCACCGCCGCCGAACCGTACACAATCAAATCCCATAACTCATTGTCCGCCCCATGTGGCCTGTG